GTACTGTTGGCTGGATTGGTATCTTGGATGCGTCAACGTCTGGCAATCTTCTTTACCATTCACCATTGGATGCTGCAAAGCTAATCGAGATTGGCGATGTATTTAAGATCGCTATCGGTAATCTTACTGTTACGTTTGCATAATGGCTGACATCTGCGGCCCATTCACGCTTGAAGATTTAGATCAATTTGGTACGCTTGATAGCTTGCCATTTTCTCTAAACAGTAGCGTATGGACAAGCACAACTACTTGCATTATGTTTTTTGCAAGCGACATTAGCAACACTGCTACTGTGTCTGCTTTGGGCGGCATGAATGTTGATGGCTCTGGCAGCATAGAAGCAAATGCGACGGTGTCGGCTAACTCTTTTAGAATACGCAATGCCGTTGCAGATGTTGATGCGGTTGGCTCGATCATCATCAAGGGCTATATCTATGGCGAAGAATGGGCAGACGTAACAGAAGATTCAAATGTTTGGAGTATTGTTTCTGCTAATAGCAATACATGGACTAACGTACCTGCTGGAACTAATACATGGCTAAGACAAAACTAGCATTTGGTGAGTGGCTACCGGATCAGCCTGGCATTACAGGTGCGCTGACTGACGCTAATAACTGTATTCCTGTTGCTACTGGCTACGCTCCTTTGGGTGCTGAAGCCGATTACAGTGCTGCTGCTGGTCAACAATTGCTTACTACATTCGCTGGTAAGTTTGCTGGATACTCTACATTATTTGCTGCTGGCTCTACTAATTTATTTGCATACGATAGCAATGACAGAAGCCTTGATGCTTTAACAACTACAGGCTACTCCACCACTTTGTTTTGGGATGTTACGCAGTTTGGCTCTGAGATGATTGTAGCTAATGGCATTGAAAAACTACAGTCTTATACGCTAAATGTAATAGGAGAAAAATTTGGTAATTTGTCTGCTACTGCTCCTACTGCTAAGTATGTAACGGTAGTGCGTGATTTTGTGGTGGCCGCAAATGTTATTAATTACGAGAACAAGGTTTATTGGTCTGATATCAACGACGAAACTAACTGGACACCTGGCGCAACAAGTCAGGCAGACACGCAAGTAATCGCTGATGGTGGTGACATTAAAGGTTTAACGGGTGGTGAGTACGGATTAGTGCTGCTTGAAAAAGCCATCTTCCGTATGTCCTATATAGGTAGCCCGTTGTTTTTCCAATTTGACGCTATTTCACGCAGTTTAGGCTGTATTTCTAGCGGTAGTGTGACTCAATACAACGGTTTAACGTACTTTTTGGCTACAGACGGTTTCTATGTGTGCGATGGTCAGACAGTTAAATCGATTAGCGCAGGAAAGATAGACCGTTGGTTCTTTGATATTGCCAATACAGGTCAACTTGACCAAATGTCTAGTACTGTTGACCCAGTTAAACGGTTAATTGTCTGGTCATTTAAGGATAATTTCGCTAATACCAATGTTTTGATCTACAGCATTGACTTCGGTAAGTGGTCGCATGGTGATACTACTGCTGACGCTATCTCTATCGTCATCACTCCTGCGGTAACACTTGAAGGATTAGACCTTTTCAGCGCAAGTATTGATGCTTTGACGGTATCGCTTGATGATCGTCAATGGGATGGTGGTCAATCGCTGTTTGCTGGCATACAAGGGCAAAAGATTATTACGTTTGGCGGTACTAACAAGCAATGCTCGATTGTTACTAATGACATTGACAACGGTAGGTCTGTAATTACTGGAGTTCGGCCAATTATTGACAATGGAACTGCTGACATCTCAATCTGCAATAGAAACCTGCTAGGAGACCCTATTGCGTTTACCACTGCCGTTAGTACGGACAGCGAAGGAAAAGCCTCTATGAGGGTTCCTGGTCGTTATATGAGGGTAAAGGCATCGCCTGTTGGTAGTGCGTGGAAAACTGCCGTTGGGATGGAAGTTGATATTGTTACGCAAGGTCTGAGATGACACAGTTTAGAACGCTTCCTCCGTTTGGTGGAGATCAGCGAACTGTTGCAGAGGTAGTTCGCGGAATTATGGATGGCAAGACTAATAATGTTGGTTACTTTATAACCGGCACAAGCACTACAACCACTACGCTAAATAATGAGCGTATAGGCTATGATTCTGCGATTATATTTACTCCAATGAATGATAAGGCAGCTCAAGAAATGGCTAAATTGTGGGTAGGAACTCGATCTCAAGGTAGTGCAATCATTAATCACCAAAGTAACGCTCATGTCTGTGAATTTATGTACATCATAGTCGGCTAATGGAAATTAAATACATTACTCCACAGGAATTACGTGCCTGGTGGCCTTCGATTAAGCCAGGTTTAGAGAATGTTAAGACTAAAAGCCCTGAGAATTGGATTATTGAGGACGTTTATTGTGACTGTCATAGTCAAAGATCAATGATATGGGCTTTGATTGATGAAGGTAGAACGATTGGGTATTGGGTATTGCAACCAGATGGCGATAAATTGCACGTTTGGGCTGGTTGGTCGTTAGAAAATAGACATGATAACCTTGAAAATGGATTAAAATACATAAAAGAGGTTGCGCGTCAAGGTGGAGCGAAATACATAACATTTTCCAGTCACCGAAAAGGCTGGATTAAGAGGGCAAAGAGTCTTGGATTTAGCCCTAGAACATGGATAAGTGAGGTTTGATATGGCTGGTGGATCACAAGGTTCTACATTTACTCCAACAGAGACAACTCTTGATCCTACGCTGCGTCCTTACGTTGACACAGCGCTTAGTGAGGCAGAGAGGCTTCGTCAAGCTGGTGGCCCTGCTTACTATGGTGGTGAAACATACGTTAAGCCTAGCGCACAAACTCAGACAGCGTTGTTCTTAGCGCAACAACGTGCAGGTCAAGGCAGTCCATTACTCAAAGGCGCTCAAAGCACAGTACAGGGTCTAATGGGTACTCAAAGCCCATATGAATCACAGTATGCTAGTAGGGCTGGTCAGACTAGCCAATACGGTTCGGCATTTGATGCTTTAGCTGGTCAAACTAGCAAGTATGGCTCTGTATTTGATGAGATTGGTCAGGCTGCTAGTCCGTATCAGCAGCAATTCTCAAACATGGCTCAAAATGCCTACGTTGATCCTAATCAAGCCTTCTATAATCAAATGAAGGGTGGCGCAATGCAGAATGAGGCATTAGCTGGCACTCGCGCAACATCACAAGGTGCGTATCTTGGCGGCAGTCCTTATCTTGAAAGTGCATTAGGCCAGGCTAATCGTCTAACGGCAGAATCGTTGCAAGAAGGCATCCGTGGTCTGCAAAGCAAAACATCAATGGCTGGTCGCTATGGCTCTGGTGCAGAGCAACAATTAGCTGGCAAGATGGGTGATGCTGCGGCTAGGGCTTTGGCTGAACAGAATCAACAAGCCTACCTACAAAACTACCAGCAAGAGCGTGGTCTGCAAGAACAAGCATTGCAATCTCTTGGTGGTTTGTCGCAACAAGGTTTCGTCAATCAACTCACAGGCGCTCAAGGTCTTGGTACTGCCGCACAGCAAGCCTACGCTAACCAGATGGGCGCTACACAAGCGGCTCAAGGTGTTTACGGTGCTGATCTTGCTAATCGCATGGCTGCGGCACAAGCAGGTCAAGGCGTTTACCAGCAAGACTTTGCTAATCAAATGGCTGCAACTCAAGCAGGTCAGAATGTGTACCAGAGTGACTATGCTAACCAAATGGCTGCACTGGCTGGCGCTCAAGGCGTAAGAGGCGAGGATATAGCTACACGTTTGTCTGCTGCTGGCATGGCTCCTGGTCTTGCTGCTGCTGACTATGCTGATCTTGATAGATTGATGGCTGTTGGTCAGGCTCAAGAAGGCTACACAGCGGCTCAACAAGCTGCTGATAAGGCTCGCTACGATTACACAGCACAGTTACCGTATCAAACGCTGCAAAACTATGGTGCGTTTATCACTGGCTTACCACGTGGTGGTATCACTAAAGAATACGTTGCGCCTCAAACAGAAGCAGAAAAAGCTGCTACTGCGGCTAGAAATACAGATATGCAAGGCAGAGATTGGACTTCTGCAATTAAAAAATAAGGAAATATTATGGCAGCAGCAGCTCTCCCCGCTTTAGCCGGGGCAATGTCAACAGCAGCACCAGCAATAGCAGGTAATGCTTTTCTTGCTTCATTAGCAGGTGGCGCAGCAACTGGAACTTTACTTGCTCCTGCCGCTGCTGCCGCTATCCCAACGGCTGCTGCTGCTTCTTTGGCTCCTGCCGCTGCTGCTGCTTTTACCCCGGCAGTTGCTTTTCAAACGGCGGCTTCTACCCTTGCTCCTAGTGTTGCTGCTCCAGCATCAGGTATTTTTGCAGCACCAAATTTAGCAGCATTATCAGGAACTCCTGCATACACAGGAATGGGAATGGCTGGCGCTCCACCAACATTTACGCAATCTATAATGAGTGCTGGTAAGAATATTCAAGGATTAATGAATGAAAATCCTGCACTAACTAGCGTGGCTATACAAGCTGGCGGTGCAATGATGCAGCCTCCGCCACCACCACAAGTACTGCAAGCACCACCAATTCAAAGCGGTCAATTCGCTCCTGTAGACTTTATGAGCTTACTTAGCCAAAAGCCACCACAGATGCAGCGTCGCACTTCACTGTTAGGATAATTATGGCAACTCAACAAGAACTTGATGAGCTTTACAATGCTTTCCCATCGTCAAAGCCTACTGGGTTGACTGGATTTGCTCAGAATATCTTTGGCGCTGTTCCTACTTACTACGAGGGATTGCTTGGCCCTGCTGAGACACAAGCACTGCAAAAGAGATCAACTAATCAAGGCTTGTTAGGCGCTGCTATCGGATTGCTAGGCGGTATGGGTACGCGTGGAACTACTGCTGCACAAAACATCGCTGGCGCTCTTAGCGGTGGTATGCAAGCCTCACAGGGTGCTATTCAGCAAGGTCTGACTAACTATCAGATGCAACAACAATTAGCACAAGCTAAGATTGCTCAAGATCAAGCTGCATCATTACGTGCTGACGTTGCTAAAGTTATGCAAATGCCAGAGGTTCGAAATAATCCTGCGTTGATTGCTTCATTGCGTGCTGATCCTGCTAAGACTTTGGCATGGATTAACGAGAACATGGCTGTTAGCCAAGCATATCAACCACAAGCGCCACAGCAACAAGCACCAGGCGCAGAAACGGCTATGGTTGAGCCTCCACCGTCAGCTGGAATGTTGCCACCTGTAGAAGTAACGGCAACAAGGTCTAAAGCAGAAACAGAGATAAATAGAC